TCGTGTTACGTGATCTCGACAGCAGTCTGCCACGAAAATGGGGTAGTTGGATTCTAGATTTAACACCAGAAGCCGCAGAGGACTTATTAGATGAAGCTCGGTATTGGGACGCTACAGATCGTGGTTCTGGCTTTATTTTCTTTACAAAAGATGAAGATCAAGCAACCTGGTTTGCAACATTAGCCCACATAACAGGACGTTCAGCAACCAAGCGCCTTGTTCAACAGAATGAAGGTTCGTATTCTACAACACCGATTTGGTGGGTTAACGTAAAGAATCGAAAACATGTAAGGGTCCAAAAAAGTTTCTGGAATGAGATTCCATATACAGGAAAAGTGTATTGCCCAACTGTTGCGTCCTCCTTTTGGCTCATGCGCGAGAATGGCTTTATTTCCGTAACTGGTAACTCGAACTTCCAAAACATAACCGAGGAGCTTCGCCGTGTCTTTATTCCCGACCCAGGGTTCAAACTCTACGGGATCGACAAAGCGCAATCTGAAGCGCGCGATGTGGGCTGGTTCTGTGGCATTATGTTTGGTGATTGGAGCTATCTGGACGCGTGTGAGTCTGGAGATTTGCATACTGCGGTTACGCGTCTATTGTACCCAGATTGGGATTGGACGGGCGATCTTAAAAAGGATCGCCAAATTGCCGAAAGGCGGTTCTATCGGCTATTTACGTTCCGTGATGCTTCGAAACGGCTCGGTCACGCTACTAATTATTATGGCTCACCTAGAGAAATCTCTCGACAAACTCGAATCCCACAGAACTTAGTCGAGGAATTTCAGGAAAGATACTTCACAGCATTTCCATGTATTCGTCGGATGCACGAATGGGTAGCGCAACAACTTCAGCGGGAAAGATTCTTGGTCAATTCCTTTGGAAGAAAGCGAGACTTCTTCGACAGGCCGAACGACCCAGACACACTAAAGGGCGGAATAGCGTACTTGTTCCAGTCCGCCACGGGCGACTGTCTCAACCTCGGACTCTACCGTCTCTGGAAAAAGATGGGCACAGGCCCGGTCCAAATTCTGAGTCAGCTACATGACGCCGTGTATTTCCAGATGCCGGAAACCAACGAAACCGAGGAACAGGACTGGCTCCGACAAGCTCTCGACTGCATCCAAGTCACCCAGAAGTTCGCCAACCGTTCCATGACCATTCCCGGCGAAGCCGTAGCCGGGTACAACTGGGCTCACAGGTTTCGCTTACTTGAGGATGGTAGTCGAGAAGATTGGAACCCCAAAGGACTCCAAGGAATCAGAATCAACTAAAGGAACTCTCTCAATGACTCTCATGATCCCTACTACTCTCCCAACCAACTGGTGTGATAAAGCGCTAGAAGTCGGCGGAATTATTGCTGGTGGTGCGTGTAGAGACCTTATTCTAGGGCTTCCTATAGCCGACGTAGACATCTTCATTCCAGGATTCAATCTTGACTCAGAGTCCAATTCAGAATCTGAAGGATTCCAGGAATACAAAACTGGATTTCGTTGTAAGGATGTTATAGAAAACGACGCAAAATTTCAAATAATACAACACAGATTCGACAGAAACGATGTTCTTGAAGTTCTTAGTCACTTCGACGTGGGCATATGCCGAGTCGCCTATGACCCCCTAACCAAAACCTGGATTCTAACGGAAGAATTCTTGAAAGACGTTCGCGAGAAAAGATTGACAGTGTATTTGGAGAATTACAGACACAGCGAACATTTGGCTAAACTAAAAGCCAAATTCCCAACATACAAAGTTGTTGTGGAAGCTATTCTGGAAGATCTGTTTTAAGGAGACTCCAACATGAGCGTTCAACCTGTTGATCCCAGAATGGAAGCCCAACGCAACGAGTTCGCGGCGTTGAGAAGACTCAACAAAGCCTTTGTTTCTTTACCCCCGATCGTTGACGACTCATACCCCGAATTTCGCCGGGTGTATGAGCAAGAATTGACGAACTTTCTCCATGCCCTAGTGGCAAACGGAAGGATCTGACTCATGCGACCAGTTATGTCTCTCGACGATCTTCAAATCAAGATGGCAGCGAGAAGTCGGGAACTGTTTCCCGAATGCCAGAATTGGACCCGTTCCGATTGGCTCACAGCCCTTGTTGGCGAAATCGGCGAACTCGCCAACATCATCAAGAAAAAGAACCGCGAGCCAAGCCGGGACTATCATGCTGCGATGGTCGAAGAAGTTGGCGACTCAATAGCCTATTTTCTTCTTCTTGCTGAAAATCTAAACATCAGTGCCGAAGGAGCTACCATTGGTTCATATAACAAAGTCTGTTTACGAAAGGGTGCCCCTCACCTACAAATCGGAGAAGACTAATGATTCTTACTCTCTGCGGCTCGGCCAGGTTCGAGAAAATCTGGCACGAAACCAACAAACAACTCGGACTCGCAGGACATCATTCCTTTGCCTTGATGACCTATCCATCCATCGAAGGCGAAAAGACCTGGTACACAGACGACCAGAAATGGACCCTTGACCTGTTGCATTTCGCCAAGATCGAAGATTCGGTCGGGGTCGTCATGCTCAACGTCAACGGATATCTGGGAGAATCTTCTTCCCGAGAACTCCGCTGGGCCAGGATCAGGGGAAAGAGAGTCTTCTGGCTCTGGGAAAACGACGACCGGAGACTCGGTTCCGAACCCTGGCTCGGCGAACTTATCGGACTCGACGCCATCGAAACCATTCTGGAGAAAGTGGAAGGGCTATGAAACTACTTCGAGTCATCATCGAGTCGCCCTATTCCGGCGACATCGAACGCAACACCCTCTACGCTCGGCGAGCCCTTGCCGACTCACTGTCTCGGGGCGAAGCCCCCAGTGCATCACATCTGTTATACACCCAAGTTCTCAACGATTCCAAGCCAAAGGAACGATTGAAAGGAATGAACGCCGGATTCGCTTGGATGGAGGTAGCGGAACTCACAGTCGCTTATGTCGACTACGGCGTCTCCGACGGAATGCAAACCGGAATCGACAGGGCAAACAAGTCGAAAATCCCAGTGGAGTATCGCCGGATCGGCAAGAATCCAGAATAGGAGTCAGTTCCATGATCCTCGGAATAGCCGGCCCGAAAGGCTCAGGCAAGTCCACCCTTGCCAATTTGCTTGTTAATGTCGGTTGGAAACGCACCGGCTTCGCCCAACCAATCAAGTCGATGATGCGAACCTTGCTTCTCTACCAGGGCGCCGACAATCATTCCGTCGACCAAATGCTCAACGGCGATCTGAAAGAAACCCGAACCGAATTTCTCTGCGGCCAAACACCCCGCTGGGCGATGCAGACTCTCGGCACCGAATGGCGCAATCTTGTCGACAAGGAACTTTGGACCGAAGCCTGGAAAAGGAACATCAGATCTTATCCTTCCGGGACCAAGATTCTCGTCGACGATCTTCGCTTTCTTCACGAAGCAAGAGCAGTACGGAACTTCAATGGAAAAGTGATTCTGATAACCCGTCCCGGCACCGGCCCCGGAACCCACGCTTCAGAGAAAGAATATCTCGAAATCTCTTACGACGGGGCGATCGTTAACGACTCAACCCCGGAGCAAATGCTAACGAACCTTGGTTCGATCATGGAGTATTGGAAATGATAAAGAAATCCGAATCCCTTTCCAGTAGAGCTGCTCGACTCAAGAACCGAAAATGTCATCGAGGCCACAGCCGAAAGAACGGTATTGTTGAAGTCGACTACAGAACCGGGGGAGTAAGAATCAGATGCCGAACCTGCCACGCTGAACGGCTTCGAAAATACCATTCTGAAGGAAGACCTTACCGCTACTAACAAGACAAATAAAGGTTCCGAACTTTGACCGACTGGATCGACGAGTTCATGTCGTTAACTGAGGGCATCCGCTCGCCCGAATCGTTTCGGTTATGGACAGCCATAACTACAATTTCCTCGGTCCTGGAACGAAGGGTCTGGATCGAAACAGATCAGGACCGACTTTATCCCAACATGTATACGATTTTATCTGGTGGTCCGGCGTCGGGAAAAACCCTCATGGTCACGTTTGCCAAACGACTCCTCGCTAAACTTGCCGGGCCGGTGGGAATTTTTCTCGGTCCCGACAATCCCTCTCCGGCAGCTTTTCTCGACTATTTGGAAAAATCAACCAAAATGTCCATCAATGGAATGGGCATGGACATGTACTCTGCCATGTCTGTTATGTGCATGGAACTCGGAGTTCTTATTTCCAAATACGACAAAGATTTCGTTGCAAACCTAACCACTCTTTACGACAATCCCGATACCTTCGACGCGCCAAGAAGAGTGTCCAAATCAATTAATGTCGAAGCCCCCACAGTTAACATCCTGGCCGCCGCCACCCCCGATGCCATAGGCGACATCATTCCCGAGTCAGCTTGGGGCCAGGGCTTCACTTCCCGACTCGTCTTTATCTATGGTACTGCTCCAGAGCAAACCCGACACATTTTCAAAAAGCGAAAGAACGTAGATGTTTCCAGCCTCGAAATCGGTCTCAAAGAAATGTACGACGAACTTCACGGTGAAGTCGAATGGGAACCGCCAGCCCAGACCGCAATGGAAACCTGGTTCAACATCGAAAAGATGGCGCCAGTGCCAACCTACGGAAGACTGGTAAATTACAAGGGCCGGAGAGATGTCCATATTATGAAACTCGCCATGATCTCCGCTGCTGCGGGTGGTCACGGACAAATCGTAACCGAGTTCGACTTTCGAAGAGCCCAGAAATGGCTTTTCGAAGCTGAAGAAACCATGCCCGACGTGTTTCGTGCGATGGCGCAGAAATCCGACACCCAATTACTTCAAGACGCACACCACACAATCTATGTCAAATACAACAACATCGACGAAAAGCAACGCAAACCTATTTCCGACCGGGAACTCTGGAAGGTTTTTGAAGACAAATGCCCCCATGATAAGATTAGCAGTTTGATAACCGCTATGGAGAAAACTGGACGAATCCGACGAAGCCTTCTCCCCGGTGAATGGATTCCCAATCCGCTTTAGGAGTCAGTTGATGCGAACAATTCTCGACGGGCTACGCTGTTCTAAAGACGGCGATATGAAGGAAGTTCTGAACATGAACCTGACTCTTCCTTTCGACGGGCTCCTTTGTCCTAGGCAAACCGACGGGATGCTAATTCCACCTTGGCAACGGTGCCGTTGTTGGTCCAATTCCCTCGGCGCCCAAGTCTTCTGCTGTATCCGCCACGCAGAATGAAACAAGACCCACCACCAATTATCCGAAATTGGGAAGAGATGCCCTTGGTAACTTGCAACCGCTGTGCAAGTGATTTCCTGATTCTGGACCTGTTTCGCCCCAATACCAAAAAGTTCCGCTGCCATTGTGGGCGAATATTCTGGACTCCAACCACTAGAGAGTTTCGCCTCATTGGCAAAATCCTTGGGCCTCAGTGTATGACTCGAGAAGACTTACAAAGATGGAAGGAAGGCCAATGACCGAGCCAGTTGCGCCTACTGGAGAAAAAATCTTCTTCGTCATCGAACGTGGAGCTGGGGGAAAAGAGGTCGCAGGAATCTATTACGACCTCCTCGAACCTCATCTGACTCGAAAAGTGGCCCGGGATCAGAAGGGTGTTCCGATGGAACAATCCCCGATCATCTACATCCTTCGAGTCGATAAACTGAACGAAGCCGCCCAAAAGTTCTGGCTAAGTAAATCGACCAAGGAACTTCTTGAAACCTACCACTGGCTCAAGAACGAAGGAACTCTACCATCCTCCAACCTTGCCGACTCTCCAAAGGAAAAACCTCCCTCGGGGCGCCAACTTGGCGACTGGTGGACTCAACCTTCCGTTTCCTGGGACTCAAAAGCCCCGCCAAACCCCGATTATTCTTCCTTCTCGAAAAAGGACAACGAGTCATGAGTGTGTTCTTCGGCGACGCACCAGATGGAAGCTGGACCGCGCTTTACAATGATGGTGGACTTACTTCTATTCTTCCACCGGTTGGACCGCCACCAGCAGGAAACTATACCAACACGGTTTTGTCGTATTGGTATAGAATCCGTGCTTTCCCAATCGGGCGGGGCGGAACCGTCTTCGTGGTCCGAAGCTCTCTCCTAACCGGGCGAGACTTAATCATCAAGGTCTGGCACGATCTAACCGGGCTTCATCCAAAGTTGAACATTTCTGTTGGCGACGGCACCGGCCCGGCGGCCATTGTTCAAAGTACGACGGGAATCCTCAACCATACCGACACCTGGAACGCGGTCCAAGTATCCACCAACATTTTCAGTGGGATCAATTCCGGTAACTTCAACAGCGCGATCGAAGTCACCCACAATCTAACTCCGGTCGAATTGGCCTATGTCTCTGGGTCAATAATCGCCGGCGGCGGCATCCTCTGGCGAAACACCGCCTTCGCTGTCGGACAAGATATCTTCACACCCAACCCAACCGAAATGCTTCCGATGAAGGGAAACCTCAGCGAACTCTGGTTCACTCCATTCCAGTTCCGAGTCCACCAAGGGCCGGGCGACGATGGTACGACTTCAGGGGTTGTTGTACCTTTCGGACTCATGGCTTCGGCCTATTTACAAGTCCTTGCCGGAAACCAACTCGCCGCAGGAAGGGTCGGCTTCGACGGCAACGGCCCATTTCCTCCGGGCCAACCAATCCGATATCCAAACTCTGGAGTCATCGGCCTCCCTGCCTGGGGCATTCCGCCCGTTTATCTCAAGGGCGGAAATCCAGATGCTTTCGCCGCCAACCATTCCGACCCAAATCATTCCCTGATGGGCTTCGGTCCAGGTGGTGGTCCAGGGCCAATTCCCTCATCCAAATTCCTCCGTTACGGAACCGGCGGCGTGCTCGGTTCTGGCGACGGCGATCCGCTATTCATCTGAAAGGTCAAGTTCCATGTCTGATGCAGTAGACTTTCACACTGGCGGACTCAAGTCCCTTGCCCTGGGAACCGCTTTCGGACTCCCGGCCAATTCCGCCCAAGGTTGTGCGTCCTTTTTCTTTAACCTGTTCTCCGTCGGAAGCGCGGTTTATGCTCCGGTTATGAGTCTGTGGAAAGGAACAGACTACGCAACCGTGATTGTCCTGACCAAGCGCGGCTCGGCTTGGTATCTCGCCTTCACAACTTACCAAACTCCCGGAAACTTTACCGGGGGCTTGTTGGCAATTACCTGGGTCAACAATCCACTTCCAGTCGACAATCTCTGGCACGAAGTTCAAATAGTCTGGGACACTTCCGGCGGCAGTCCAGTCGTCAAAGCCTGGGTCGATCGGACTCAACTAGTCAATCCTCCCATGAACCCACCACCAAATCCCGGACCAGTCAATTTCCAATGGGGTCCGTATGGAGTTCCAACTGGTCTGGGTGGGAACTATTCCTTCTTTTCATCACCCAACGCTCCGTTGTCTGGATCACTTCCCCATGTTCCTGGAGACTCCCAATCAGTCTATCCCCAAGCGTATCTGTTCAATGAGGTTCACGATCCCGAAGTCGGCTATTCCAACGGAAGTTATACCTTCCCAACAACCCACAATGGAGGAAAGATCAAAAGCTACAATATGTCCCTGTCCACAACGTTCGGCTTGGCCGGAGGGGCGACGGTCACTGAGTCAGCAACTGTGGCGGGCAAGGTCTATTCCCAAACAGTTGGCGGCGGGGGACAAATTTCTATTTTCTCCGGCAACGCAGTTCCGCGGCAAATCGGCTTCACCGCAGGACTTCCAACTTACCAGGTAAATAATTCTCCTGGAATCAACTATACCAACATTTCCGCGTCGCAATATGCAATAATTGCCAACTATGACGCGGGCTATTTGCCCATTCCGTTTAATACCGACTACACAGGTTGTCAAGCCTGGGTCGGAGCAGATCCGATTGTGGGAGCTGGAGTCCCCGGAGCTTTGGCGGAACTATATCTTCTGGTGAGCCCCGGAAGCTATCCGGCAAACTTCCCAGCGGCTCTGTCCAACTTCAGCTACCTTGACGGCAGCGCAGTTAGAATCGGTGGTACAGGTTGGTTGGCACTCGGAACCCCACCGCAGATTTACTGCTCGGGTGATATAGATTCTTTCACCCTGGGGCTTCCACAACAGACTGTAATAGTTCCAAAACTCGGAACCTCGGGCACATTTTCTACCGTCTGGACCGTCCTGGGGACTCTAATTGCCGCCACGTCCGATCCATATTCGCCCGGAATAGTATAAAGAAAGAGAGGAAGGGAAAGGAGTCTGTTTCCTTCCCCTTCTCCCTACCGTTTCCAAATTGCGATCGCTATGGTAATCACCAACCAAAACGCCGTCGCGGCCCCCATAGCCTTCCAGACGGTCTTGGAAATTACCTCCACCGTCTTTTTCAACTCGGTAATTGCTTCAGTAGTCTGGGCCTTATCGCGAGTGCATTGCTCAACATGCGCCGCGACCGTGATCGCCAACTTCGCATGATCGACCGGAATCGGGTCGATCTTCCCCATTATCTTCTCAAGATTCTTCGTCATCATGTCCCGAGTCTCTTTAGCCTCTTCGGCCAAAAGAACCAGGGGCGCCAACGTCTCGACAAGTTCGTGGACCCGATCTCTTACCCTTTCTACCTCAACTATGGTATATTTGCTGCCGGCTTCCAGGCGGACCAAACGTTCTTTCGTGTCCATTTCACTCTGAGTTGTTGCTTCCGCCCGGCGCTCGTTTCTTGCTTGATCTGACATTGAATCGTTTCAGATCAAGCCTGGTCGGAACTGTCGGCCATCAGAGCCGCATGTGACTCGGCCAGGGCCGCATCGACCTGAGCCTGTTGCTCGGGAGTCGGAACTTCCTGCGCCGAGACCCCGTCCCAGATCGCCTTCGCCCCGTCATAGACCTGTTGGCCGGTAGAGACCAGAGTCGGAGCGAGCTTCAATGCCTCAAGGACCAGAGGCAGGACCGTTGCAATGGCACCCATGTTGAGTCTCCAGATAGAGTTTTAGATGAAAGGTTCTTTTAGGCTCCTGGAACAACGGCTTTGAAGGCGTTTACCGCCGCCCAGGCCATCCCAGCAAGGGCTTCATTGTTTCTCGCTGCCATCACAGCATCATAAGCCTTAATGTCCAGTTCCCGGATCTTCTTCACGATTCCTGAGTCAGAACAAAGGGATGCTCCAGACCCACACCGAGGAAGTTTGACATAAACGTCCGCAGCACGTTCGAGCAGAGTCAACGTTTGCTCCGCTCCCAGGACCGTTGACGAAATGACAGGATTGGTACTGATCGCCCCCTGAGCACCCTGCGAGCTAGGAGCAGAACCCAGATTCTGACAGGCCGAAAGTCCAAGCAGGGCTGTTACGGCGACAATTCTCATTCCCTTTTTCATAACCATTTCCTTTCCCTAGAGCCTTCCGTGACCGAACAGAAGGTAAAGAATCAGAACCAGAAGCAACAAGCCTCCAATTCCAATTCCGCCTCCTGTTCCCCATTGGCGAAAGCCGAAACCTCCGCCAAACAGCAAAACCAAGACCAAAACGATTAAGATAATATCCATTAGCCTCTGTCCTTTCTCGAGTCGATGCGCGCTTCCAACTCACCCGTTGTCGGTCGAGTCTGTTCGATTAACACTATCCTCGCCTCGATCCTCGCATCGTCACGGTGGTAATCTTCTCGGACCTGGGCAATGTCCCCCTTAATCGAGTTTCGGAACTCTTCGTGTTCCCGGATCGAAAGCGACTTGTCGAGACTTCTCGACAAAGCTGTGAAGACCGCTACAACAAGCGCCCCCACAGCAAGGAGAGATTGCCAGTCCATTAGAACAGCCCCGCTCAAGTAACTACTTGTTTAATACCTCATGAAACTTGTCAAAGTCTCCGCCTTGTTTCTCCCGCTTCCGCAAATCATCAACATCGCCTTGCAACCGTTTGATGATTTCCAGAATCAAATTCTGCTTCTCTGTCACGATCCCAAGCTGACGCCCACCTTGACTATCAAGTCGGCTAACCCAAGCCTCCAGCCTGGTTGTTATAGCGTCTTGATTTTCCTGCTTTTGGTCAAACGTCCGCATGATAGCTGTAAGGCGCTCCGACTCATCCGACTGGTATGTATTGAAGCGATGTTCCAGCTCAACCCGCGCACTGTGTTCGCTGACCAGCCAAACCACGACTGCTAGAAGCTGGGCAAGGATAACAGCTCCAGTTCCAATCAGCGAGATCCAATTTATTTTTCCAGGCTGGCCGTCCATTAGTGGATCGTAACCGAAGCAGGAACCGCATCAGTTCTCGCATGAGGCGGAGGCTCATGGACTTCAACCTCCGAAATCCCCAACGGAAGTTGCTGGACATTAGTTGTTTGAGTCTGATCCTTTGGCGCCGGCACAGAAACCACACTGGCTCCAGCAGGGACATCTTGTTGAGTTGGAGTCGAGAACGGGCCAAAAACTGCCACAGGGCCAGAGGAATAGAGTCGGAAAAGAATCGTAAACGCAATGTCCAAGAACGTAATAATCTGTTCCTGAACACCTGGAGAGTCGATAACATGATACCCTGCCGCGCTTGCGATCATCGCAACAAGAGTAACAAGTTGGGTTAGAAAAATCTTACTGGTTAGGAGATTGCTAACAAAGGAAAGTTTTGCCGGTGCCATGAACGTGATTCCTTTTTCTGGAGTTCAACTCGCCCAAATCGCTCGGGCCTGGTCAAGAGTCTCAATCCCGATGAATTTGCTCTGATCGACTCGCCCGAGTCCCGGAAACGGGCCGCCATGATGCGTTCCATCGGTAAACTGCCAAGCTCGACAAACCCCAGCGCGGACAACTGTATCCGTCGGCATCGAGAATCCCCGGGGCATGTATTTTCCCAAGTCGTTATCGTGGGGACCATATGCCGCGACCAAAAGCGGGCACTGACTCAGTATCTCACTCGGTAGCCCGTTGCCGTTACCTTCGGGACCATCCTTACCCATGTAAATCCAGGGCCACCGACCTTCTGCCTCATGAATAGCAAACACGAACCGTTCGGCAATTTTGACCGTCATCTGATTGCCTGGATTCTGTTCTGCATCGAGCATGAGCATGAGTCCAGTCAGATCCGGCCCATAGTCGCCGTGGACATAGTCCAGGAAATTGTTGGCTTGGATCTCGCCGTCGGAACCAGAGCCGAAATGGTAACAGCCGAGAAGCGGAACTTTCGCCTGATACGCCGCCCAGGAATGCTTGTAAGCCAGGGCGTCCCGCCCATTGGTTCCCTGAGTATATTTGACAATCGCTCCAACAAGCCCGGCTTGAACCGCCTTGTCCCAGTCCATCAACCGATGATCCGGCCGGGAAGGATCAAGCTCCAACTGCCAGTGACTCACGTCAACAAGGGTCATATCGGCCATGATTCAGACTCCTTTCCTTCTTACGGATGCGTAAACGGCGGAACAAACACGTTCCCGGAGGGGGTAGCAGTTGTGATGACTGCATACCCAATGTGCTTGGTTGCATTGCCAGCCACATTTTCAACAACACCTGAAGAACTCATTTTACTATTTCTAGCGTCAACATTCTCCACAACTCCAAGGCCATTCTCCTTCGTGACCTCAACTTGCGTCTGTGCCAAAGAAGGTGTTGCAGCCACAATCACTACAACAAGAGCCAGAAGAAACAGTTTCATGGAGTGCTCTTCACACCAATGTTGAACCCAGCCGCGGTCACATCCGACACAGCCCAAGCGCCACCACCATTTGGATTTGTCGCCCAAATGTTATAGTAATTGGCGAAACTGGTTGTCAACGTGACATCTGATGTATTGGAGTCGACACCTCCGGTTCGCAAATTGTGTTCAATATGTTGCGGCCCAGACGACCCCCGCAACGCACGAAGCGAAGTCACAACAGCATTGAGCGTGAAACTTCCACTCGGAAAGGAAGTGTTCGCGTTGCCGAACTTAACCGTACATTGATTCAGCACGTTGTTCGACGTTGTGCTGATAAAGCTCGCATCGTTGTTTGTAAACACATTAACAATCGCGGTACAGGGATTCGTACCAGTCCAAGCATTCGAATTTCCCGCGGCAGCGGGCTCCATAGTGACTAGGCTCATCGCTCGGGTGTCGGAATCGGCAACGATTAATTCCGACCAAACATCAACCGAATTCGTCAGGGCTCCAAAAGCGAACTGATTCAGTAAAGTTCGACTGTCGGTTGTTACGTCGCCGCTGAAAGTGCAAATCGAAACGCTGTTTTTATAAAGTGTTACGCTTCCCGAAACAGCATAAACAATATTCAAGTCGATTTGCTGAAGCGAATTGTTCGACGGCATCGTGGCCGAGCAAGTAACCAAGTCAGTAAACGAACCAGCTACAGACCGTTTTGAAATCTTGACCGTTCCCGCAGTTCCAGTTCCACGGACAATAATCGCCGGGTTTCCATCGGAAGCATAAACAATCAACCACTGGCCGCTGGAGACAGACGTAGTCGTTTGGGAATAATACTGCCCATGTATCCAAGCAGTTCCGGTTGTGCTGTTCCAAACCGGCGACACCCAGCGGATTGGGTTCGGATCGGAGCCGCTGGAGCTGTTATTCTCCAAGCCTCCCCGAGCATATGCAGTCCGAAAAGTTCCGCCGGCAGTTGTAGTAAAGCAGTTCCCTCCACACGAGGCAGCGGGAACAAAGTCAATATCCTCGCTCCCGGCGAACAGAACCGTTGCTTGGGCAGAGCCGACTCCAAACAACAAGAGCCCGGCGAACAGAACCGTCAGAAACTTTCTCATGCTCCATCTCCTACGAAGGTAAATGTGGCAGCCGACCCGCCAGAATTAGTATCCACGCTTATCCCGAAAACAGCATTGACTCCAAAGGATTTCGTATAAGCATGAGGATTAGCAAGAAAAGTCGCGCCGGACCCAGCGCTGACAGTTATCTGTCCCGCCCCGATCTGCATTCCCGCAATCGTACACCCAGCAGGAAGTGAGTTCGGAACCGTAACCGCAATCGCCGAGCCGTTTGTATATCGAATCAATTTCCCACAATCCGTTGAACCCAGGGTTCGAGAAGTCGTTGTTTCCGTAACAATCGTTCCCAACACGGAAGTAAACGTAGTCGTCGTTCCATTATCGGTAAACGACGAATTTCCAAGAGCTGAAGTCCCGGTCCATCGAGGAACAGTCCCGGACGTTCCGGTTCCCGTCACCCCCGCAGAACAGGTAAAGATTCCCGTGTTCGCAAGGGCCGACGCAAAACTTCCCGCCGAGCAAGTAAACACCAAAACCGGGCTTACTTTGGTGACCTGAGCTAGCAATACCCCTACAAGGCCGACAGACAATAGTCCCGCAAGTACGATAACGCGAAGCTGCTTTCTCATGTTATTGTCCACCCGCCTTGGGATTGCGTTACGGTCCATAAACCTGTTGCATGGCACTCAAGCAACAGGAACCATCCTTTGACATTTCCTTCGATAGTACCCCCTGCCGCACTATCAGTCCCAGCCCAGGTTATCACGTCCGTTCCGTTCGCGGCGAAGCGGAGAATCTGAGCCGTGATTACAGAAAGGGCAAAAGCCAATCCTATCGTCGCAGCCGGAAGAGAACCAATTACAGTTCCCCCAGCACCAGAATTAGTATATCGAGTTCCGCTTTCGCCGGTCGCAGCCGAGAAGTTAGCAGTTTTATTTATAACAGAAAGTGGAATAGAAGTCCCGCCGACAAGAACTCCGCCGGCAGTTGTTCCATCGCCAATGTAAAGTCGGTTTGTGTCTGTGTCGAAAAACAATTCCGAAACCAAAGGAGTATAGGCCAACCTGGTTGCGGTACTTCCCCGACGGAGCTGAAAGACAACGGCCATTTACAAAGCCTCCAAGTCTATAGCGATACTCGCAACCGAACAGGCTCCACCGCCGCCAAGGTTCAAGTCCAATGGATCGGCCACCACCGTCATCAGGTCAACAGGGATTCCAGCCAGAAGCATAATTACAATCTGATTGTTTGCAACAGTAAATCCTGCTCCCAACGGAACATAAGTATAAACGGTGCAGGAGGAAAGATCCTGAGTCTCAAGGCCATAGATATTGAAACTGGGAAACTTAGCATAAACGATCGCTCCGATCGTGGAAGTCGGAAGTGCAACCGAAAACGTCGATGGATCAATTCGAATGAACTTCGAGCCCGAGGGATGAGCACAAGCAGTTGTGCCGAACAGTCCACGATAAAGATCAGTTAAATCGTATGCTCCAGGACCGGTCAATGTAGCTGTCGTATAAGATAACAGCTCATAATCCCCACCAGGTTCTACGACCGCACAAAGCGAAAATCCCACACTAGCCTGGGCCGAAGTTACCGACTCAAGAACCGCATTACTTTCACTAACATCAACTCTCAATGGCCCAGGATCAGGATTGACCCCTCCATACGCAGCGAGGATAGCTGTCGTGACTCCCATCCTCGACGGACCCACAACTGGCGGTGGCTGTTCAATGTAGGTAACGTTGTCCGTACTCAGCCAAACGTTTGCCCCACCCCAATTTGGATCAAAGGTTCCACTCGGGCCACCGGAGAGTCCAATCATCACACTCGGAACTGCCAGGCCGAAGGCCGTTCGCATAGGAGCTGTCGGTTCAAAAATAACCGGCTCATTGACACTCGGCGCGGGAACATTAAACTGCAACTGAGTCGGAGGCAGATTATCCGCATGAGCAAGGACAGTTGGCGAACCGGCGCCAAGGCGAAATTCCTCAGCAACAATCGTAAGGATACCTTTCTCATCTTCCTCGATGGACTTAATCCTCACCGGAAACTGATTCAGACCCAAAACCGGTTCCGTGATCGTCACAATGTCCATCGGATCGAGAATGCAATACTGCCAACCCAGACGGAAAGTGAAAATGTTCCTGATCGCAGCGTTTCGTTGAAGCTGCATCTGGACACTAGTAGCAGCATAAGTCAGAAGGGAAAACTCGTCCGCGACTCCAATTCGATCGACCCTTGGACCGACTAGTTCAACCAACGCCTCGTCCTTTGCCTCGGCGACATTGTTATTAAACAGATTATACCTGTCCCGAAAATCTAATCGAACGACATTCTTAATGTCGATAATGTCTACTCTCGACGCCGTAACCGGGTCGTCTTGTTGTTCCGCTTGAATGAAATCATCAATGGTTAAATCAAACAAGGTCGGAATTTCCGGGGTATAATACTTCTTTGCAATCCCAGCGCCAGAATCCCAACCTGGATTCGCCGAGGCAGCTGTGTCATAGTACGGCACAAATCTCAATTGACTCCCTGTCCAAACTGGAGCAACTACGAGATTCTTGCACCATCTTTCCAGAATGCTCGCCGCAGGCTCGGCATTGTTGAGCGCCACCGCCCAGCCAAGCCCTACAGCCTGGCAATACGTTGAAATCGCTGCATCGCCAATGGAAGGATTAAACCCATCGGTAGAGGTCAGAAGAGTTGCCGTATCCAACATCCCAATCGGGAAATTGACTCCATAAGTTGCATTGAGCAGAAAGTCATAAATAACCGTTCCCGGATCGGCGTCAAGAAAGTATTGACTTCCGTTCGGCGCGGTAAACAAATTCAACGGACAGGAGTCGTAGAGAACGCCCTGAAACACGAAATTCAACTGGGGAATAGTCGCCGACGAGTCCAACGGCCAATCGGGGCCAAATCCAATGTACGCCGTGTCCTTATATCCAAAGGCATCAGCGGGCCACGATCCTGACACAACAGTCCAGGGTAATTGCGTCGGGCTTCCATCAAAACTCTGAAAAATCTTTCCATCAGGAGCGGTAGTGGTGGTATAGGTCTGTTGGTCGTCAAAGACAACTAGGATATTTCCTCCCGTCCCTTCACACAACGCCCCGATGAAAGTTGCGTAGTATTTATACCCGGTTGTCTGGCCCTTTCCTCCAGAAAGAAGTCCTTTTCCTCCCGAGGCTTTCTGTGCAACGGCCTTGAACCCGTTGACATAAATTATATTCATCGGGATTCTTGGACACCCATACACAATCGGAATGGGCATCACGTTGACAGCAGTCTGGATCTGGAGCCCGGTTAGTTCCGGAACAGTTTTCTTACTTCTTGCGAAGAGGAATCCCATAGAGTCAGACCCTTGGCCAAATAGAAAAGAATCTGGGCTTTCTTCGATTTAGGTCCGAGTTCCGTTCCCAACTGTCAACCCGACAGGGTGCTTGGGAATTTATCGTTGGATTGGCATGGATGATATTGGGCCAGTCAGTAACGATCGCCCCGTGTGCCCAGCATTTGCCAAAACGGAACAAGGCCAGGTCGCCAGGAAGGGGAGGTCCGTCAATCTCATGAGCATAGGACTGGACAATTTCAAGGTATCTTTCCGCCGATTGATGAAGCGCCCACTGAGCGGGGTAAGGTCTCGGGTCAAAGTCCTCTATCAATCCTGCATCCACATAAACCCGAACCAGAAGCATCCCGCAGTCGACTCCAGCTCCCTTGACCGCACCATTAGAAATGTATGGAGTCCCAAGCCAAGACTGAGCTTCCTTGACAACCAGGGCTCTTTCTTCATCTTCAGTCATCAGATGCTCACCACCACCGGAGGCACTCGCGGAAACCCTCGGAAATTAGCCAGGTTTGAGAATTTCGCGGAACATGTCGAGTCCAATTTCGAACACCCAACGCTCGCTTCAAACGTATCGCCGGGGTTTGGAATTGCATAAAGCGGATATTGAAGATTAAACTGTGTTGCATCGTTGTTGGCAATAACAACCTGAAGCCCAGCATTGACTCCGGAAAGAAAGTGCAACCTCCCCTGATAATAGTTCGGTATTCCGTCCGCCCCGGTTTGAGTGAAGGAAGTTGTTGGAATAACAGTAACCTGGTTCGCACTTGCTACTACAAAACTCGTTGTAAACGATGCCTTGTTCAAAGTGCAGCCCGCATCGAATAGAGTCCACAAACATCCCGGCGAGAAACTGTTTCTGGGCATATCCATGTCGAAAAGTCTAAGCGGACTCTTGACTTTGAACTCAACGTGTGTCTGTCCCAGCTTCGTAATCGTAGAAACAAACCCTGTGAACAACGTCACCACTTCCAACGGGGCATTTTGAAATACAATGAACGGTCTCTGATCCGAACTTGGATCCCAGAACGCTCTCTGTCGGGTGAGTTTCGCATTGTCCAATAACCCGCCCCCGACCGCTGTGAAAAACGCCGCCGAGCCCAGAGTTTCGTCGGGAAACGCACTGATCCGCACCTCTTGTTCATCAACCTCAAACGTATTGGTTAGTTTGTATCTTAATCCTTCAATCCTCAGCGAACTTCCAAGGAACGTATTTCCCCCATAGAAAATTGTTTTGTCCAAGTCGGTATAATATGCAAAACTCCCATCTGCAAACTCGAACGTATAAAGCTCACAAAATGGCATCTGTTGGGACGAGGCGATGAAGCTCACAAACGTCGAAGAAACTGGCTTCATGTTGGCGGCATCCCCGCAATTCCACCATCGAAATCCTTAACCGACCGGAATTTCAATGATCGTAAAGTCCAAAGATTGGTTAAGAACTGCTCAAAATCATTCATATCGGTCAGGAACCGACAGAGATAGAAGAAGTAGAAATCCCCAGTGATTAAGGCTCCCGCCGTTGGAGCTGACGCAAACGTAATCGTTCGATTGAAGTTGGCAAGAGTAACAGCGGTGGGCGAGCCATTGACATAGAATTGATATGGTTTCGTCGCATTAAGCCCGCCAACAGGTTCGGACAAGCTCGATGACCCACCCCCAAGAGTTCGAATGATCTGAAACGTAGGACTGACTCCATCCGCAGTCGCAATTACTTGCGCCGTGCGGGAATTGTCTGTTGGATCGTCGTAATAGAACCGGCTGTATTGCCCAGAACAGGCTAGAAAAACGGTCTGAATCTCTTCCAATTGTAGATAATCTTTATGTTGATTGTAAATGACCTGATTCTCCGTCTGGGTCAACAACGCCTCGTACGTCAACTCAAATTCCCAAAGCGGAAATGCCTGCTTAACCGAAGTAATCTCCCGTCCACTTACTGACTGCGCAACTGCTGCTCCGAACGTAGGCTTTTTCCTAACCGAAAACCCATTCAGGGTCGGAAGGACTGGAACTGTGGCAAGGAACATTGGCATTGGAGTTACATCTGCTGGATCGAGAAGTTGCTTCTAACAGCGTTACTATAGCCAACGTTAGTTGAAAACCCTGCAATCGGCGGGGCGAAAGTAACCGGGACATTTGTTCCGTTGAATGTCTTTCCCGCATTGGTAAGGACAAGGTTACTGTTGTCCCCAGCGTTTAACGCCGCAGCATTGTAGGCGGAATAGATCGAAACAAACCCGGTTAAACTCGGATTAACAAAAGCACTTTGGCCGAGGTTTACCGTTCCGACTCCAGCACTCATCCCAGCTCCATGAGACGCCCCACAGATCATGAACAAGTTTCCCACCAGTCCCATTACTGCCAAATCGGCTCCGAAGGCGTTTGTAACCGGGTTTCCGTTTAAGTTTCCTGCAATATCCCCTGCCCAGCCAGGGGCGGGAACGGTTCGAGTCACATTTCGAACCCAAAGTTTATGATTGATCGTATCTAATGCAAAGCCGAAAACCTCCCCTACCGCTGCCGGGCAGCCTTGAGGAATGCCACCCATTCGAGTAGGACTTCCCCAACCCGGACAGGTTTCCGTTGAGTCTCCAGCCCGAGCAGTTATAAACGCTCCGCCTGGCCCCTGAGCAATGTTGATCGCTGTTGCCACGGTTCCAGTGAGCGGAGTCGAGGCCAAACAAACCCCGCACAGAACTCCATATCCCGCCGTACCGTCCCGACCAGCAGTATCGACCGTCATCTCCCAGTAATACTTCCCAGGAGGCAGAACTCCCGGTGGAGTCACTGGAATCGGCGGATCAAGAGGATTAGTCCAAGGCGGAAGCGATC